GTTGGAAGTCGACTGGTGATGGGTTCGGGGAAATATCCATTGGTTCAGGGAAAGGGGGGATAACTTCAGGTATACCTTGATCAGCATTGGTTGGGTGTTTATGATCAGGAGTGTATACGACGGTGTATCGGGTGTCGTCAGGTGCGGTGGCGGGAACGAGTTGATAATTTTGACCACTAATGCGAACATAAGTGGCTCCGGTGTTTGTGGAGATATCCCAGTCGCCATGAAAACAACCGCTGTTGTATACGGATTGTAAGTATGGATGTTCGGTCATGGCAGACATAAGCGCATTTGTGTTGTTGGCAATCATACGTGCTTGTTGAAACGGATGTTGCTCCAACAAATGTGCAGCATGTGAAGCGCGGGTGTTTGAAACCAAGTGGCAGTACGGGCAAGTACGTGGCATGGTCGAAATGAACGAAAAATTTACGAGGCAGTATGAAGTGTGTGATAACGAAGCGGTGGAGTGTGTAATGAATATTTATAAGGAAAAACCCCTTTAGAAAGAGCTTATACCAGTAGTGATAAGATTAGCGCCGCGGGCAATTGTTCCATATGGCCCGGGTAGAAAAGCGGCAGCACCTGTAATAGTGCGTAATATGGCAAGCACTCTTTTCCAAAAATCAGCGTTCATAGACGCCGGTACACCTAATGGTAAGGCGAGAGCGAGCTCTCTATACGCTGCCAATGCGGTGTGATCTTCAGGTGGTGAAACTGTGCAATACTCATAAACGCTGGCTTGAGGATTAACGGTATACTCGTAACAGGCCCATGTACGAATAATAGCTGTCTGGTTAGCGGACATACCAGAGATACGAACGACGAGCGAATCGAAATCATTGGCTAGGCCTGTTAAATAATTAGAACCAGCTAGTTGACCAAAATCAGAAGTTTGAACGTTGATAGGTATACTAGTTTGATTTTCTAGAATCGGTGTAAAGCCAAAAGTCGACGCAGCATTATAACAGCCTCCGAAGAAGCCATCGAAAAAGTTACCGACATATCTGTTAGAATTAGTAGATGTGGTGCCGGCCAGACCGGTGATAGTGTATTCGTTGACAAAATGTGAAGTAATGTCGGATGAGATAACAATGCGCAAAGGTAAACGCCATGCTTGAATAGAGCCGCTCCAAGACATCTGATTCTGGGTGCAAATCAACTCGATATGATTGGAAACTGCACGAAAAGAATTAACAATGTCGGTCGTCTGACCAGCAGACGGAAACAAAGTAGAGAAGTCGGAGTAATTAACGGCAGCCCAACTAGATGTAAGAGCAGCAGGTGGTACGTTTTGAGTAGTGGCGTAAGTAAAATATGCAACACCTGGCACAGGAGCAAGAATGATGTAGTAATCATTAGAAGATGTAAAAATAGTGTTGCCGTTATATCGATGTTTCTTAAGCAAGGACTGCCCGCGATATGCATCAGGTATGCCCTGAACTTGTGTTTGAGTGAAATCAGGTGGGGCAAAGGCGCATTTAAGAAAAGACAAGCCTGCTTGAGTTATTGGCGGACCGCTAACCATGGCGGGACGTCGCATGTTATTAACAGTGCTGTTGTTGATACGAGGATTGTTAACAGTACGAGCGAGACGTTTGATGCGGTTGCGGGTTTGTCGTATAATGCGCCGTGCTGGTAATGAACGTAAGCGTGATGGTGGAGCGCGGAGTCGTCGAAGGCGTGGTGGTAGTCGTTGTTGTCGTCGCCTGCGCTTAGGTGGTAGATTGGTGTTTAACGTGACAGATGTCATAGTCTAAGTATATTTGCCTGCGAATAAATAACGTTAGCAATTGAACGTGGTTAGATATTTTGAAGAATTGCTTTACTTAGTTTGAATAGCAGTGTAACTAATGACAGTGATGGTGGTGTAAATGTTTATAAGTCCCCTTTGAGAGAGGCCCCATGGTAATAACATTCCTTATCGAATTTGTAGAGGTGTTCGTATGGACGGCGAGCACCAGCATGAAGAAATGAACAGAGTTGGTAAACTTGGATAGGATTAATAGCAGAAGTCTTATTTGTCCAGTTGTAATATTCAGCGAGAGCATGGCAGCCGTGATTTAAAGCGGCGTGAGATGTAATACAAGCTAGATCTGCGTCTAGATTTATGATTGCTTCGCGGAAATGTGCTGGATTGTAATAAATGTTGGATAAAAATTTTGTGGCTTTGCGTATAACGTCAGGGAAATAGCCATATGGTGTGACGATAAAACCTGCGAATTCAGCGAATGGTGGATTTTCGATCTTGAGTTGAAGACCGCGGCTAGAACACCAATTAAGAGATTTAGGATTCGGCTTGATATTAGTGCCAATAACCAATGAATCATCACCTTTAAAAACAGCAACGACAAGGATATTGAACTCGACGATGAGTGCAGTGGCCATCATGTTAAAAAGAGTGTTGCCAAATAACGTGAGTGGTTCACCAGAGTGCATTTTCTGATTGCCATAAAGTTTCATGCAGTCATCAGAAATGACCCATTTGGTGCGCATTTGACGATAAATGTTCAGTAATCGGTCGTTACAACCAAATGCTGAAAGGAAAACAGAGTTAATGATGGGTGACACCTCCCACATGGACGAATCATATTCAGTGAAATCGTTAGCGAAGTTCTCGAGAGTGAGCCCTTGATCGATAGCTTCATTAATGTATTGAGAAACGTCGTGGCCGATCTCAGCATCGGCTTTATTAGAATTATAGAAGACGTTAGGCAATAAAATAGATTGTAGTCGTTGTGAAGCTTGACGTGCATATGATGAAAATAGAAAGTTGAGCTCTTTAGACCAAGCGGAAACCCCTTGACCGTCCTTGTCACGAATATCAAATGAATGTCGAATGTCTGGTTTACATTGTCTCTTAGAAAAGTATTTAACAATGAACGAAAAACGGTCAAGTAGATGGTCCTGCTGCTCGCGTGGTATATGTTTTTGTTGTAACGCTTTGGCATACTCAGCTAGATGGTAAGTGTAGTCGTCGTCAGAACAAGAGTGTTGCATGTAAGAGACCATGCCCCGAGTACGTGGTGAAGATCGAGACAACACGGCGTCTATGACGGGATCGGTGATCGGTTGAAGACGTGACGCATGGTTGGTAAAATCGCGGCAGAATTTAGATGAAAAAGCGTCAAGTAACTCGATAGCATCTTCTTTCGGTTGGTTAGAACCAACGGTGACTTTAGAGTAACGTCCGAAAAGCGTTTTAGCAGATATGCCTTGATGATTAAAATAACGTCTTGTCAACGAATGCATGCCCAACGTGCGCCCTGTAACACGTGTTTTTGCAATGCGTTCCATCATTTTAGCCCAACGCAGTACGGCGCGCCCGCCGCCTTTATTATTGAATGCAATAGATTGCACACAAGCAAATTCATCTACGACAGCGAAGTTTGACTGCATTAAGCGGTCTAATATCTCTGTGGCAGTGAAGGCGCTGATGTCATCGTACTGTGGTTTCTCGATGACTGGTCGAACAGGGCATAATACTCAATGAAGAGAATTAACAGGTGCAACTTCACGATGCTTATGCGAATCGGTTGGTGTGTGGTCGTGGGCTTCCAAATTTGTAGCATTGTTAGAGCCGTGAATAAAAAGGGAACGAGCAAAAGCATTGGTTTCGCCGACGACTAAAAGATTATCTGTGTGTCGAGTTAATGCAACATGAGTGTGACAAACGGATCGAAGCATGTTAGTATCGATGGCGTGTGTGTCTATGTATAATATTACGTTGCGAACTGTCTGACCTTGATACTGATGAACGGTGTTAGGATCAATGGTGAGTGCAGCTGTTTGTTGATTGTAAGTGATAATTGGTGCAGAAAAAGTTTCTGAGATCCGTTGTGCAACGTCGAGGCCGGCGGATATGAGTGAAATAGAGCTGTTAACAGGTGATGATGATGTCATCATCGGATATTTACCTTGGGCGAGTATAGCTGTAACATCTTGAGGACAACGCCGTGAATTGAAATTGACATTGTCGAAAAAATCAGAGAACACGCGGTTGTTATGAAAGGTAGGGGCGTCGAAGTCGCAATACGCTATCTGAAAGACGTCGCCGGCAACAACAATACGCTTAGGTTCGAGATGGCGGCTAATGAATGAAATGTAACCAATAGGATAACAAACAATCTCGTCGATGACGAGAGTTTTACACTTCTTGGCGGTGAAAGCGGTGTGAGGTGTATAAACTCGAACTTTGTTGAAGTCGTCTTTGGCAGTGATCATAAGCTTGTTAGTCGGAGTAATCAGTATAGTGTCACGGTTGTTGTGTTTCTTGAGATATTTAGTTTTACCACAACCAGGAACACCAGTTATCGATGTGAATGACGTCGTTGGTTCGATTCGTAGTGTTGAAGCGAGTCGAAGAGCCTTATTAATTTGCGGATTAAGATCTGTGCGTTTGAGAGAATTACGCATCGATTGTATTTCGACATCATTAATTGTTAACGTGTATTGTGACGTAGTTATGTCAGCGGGTGGTGCATACCGACAAGGTAATGGGTTGAGCAATGCTAAGGTGACAGCAGTCCGTCGTTTCGATTCTATTAGCCACATGTCATCGTAAATCTTGTCGACAGCAGATTGTGTAGGATTGTGTTGAGTTAGTGTGGTACAATGAAAATAAATTTCATGGTTAAATTCGCCGCTGGACGATGGTTTGATGACGTCAACAGTGCGGTAGTTTGACATTAAAAGTCGAACGATGCTGTTGATACGTTCAAAACTTTCATTGTGAGCTGGGGTAAATGATTTGATTATTAGTGTAGAATGTGGCGTGGTAGTTATGGCATAGTCAATGACAGACTGATAAGTGTTGTAATGAATGGCGCGGTCACCGATGTCGCAGAAAATGAGATCGGGGCGTATGTTAGGCGATGGTTTGACGACATTGATGTCCTGTGTGGCGTAGTCAGTGTAAAAACCTTGATATTTAGCATCGACGGGGATACCATACGTGGTTCCATAAACTTGCTTGGCGTGATATTTGAGCACTTCGCCACAAGCGCCAGGGCCGCAGCCAATGTCCATTGCGCGTGTAATGCGTGGTGGATAAACCTGAAATATTTCAGTTAATTTTGCGGCTGCTCGCGTAGTTTGTACACACAATCTTGAATATTTAGCGTGTGTAAGTGCGTTGTACTTATCGAGCGGTAGGGCGCCAAGTGCATGATCTTGACAAATTGGTAAGGGAAACTTGTAGGTGGTAGGAAAATGTGGTTTGTAAATAGTGTTACAAGTGGGAGTAGGAATTTGGGGTGGGCGCCGTGGTGGTTTGAAATGTTTCAATAGTACTGTATTGTTGTTAGTAGTGATGCACGTATGCACGACATCAGCAGCGGTTGGTGCAGGAGAAAGTGGTGGTTCGACATCAGGTATTTCGACGCACGTCACAATGTTGTTGTAATGACATATGGCTGGTAACGTGACGGCGGTGTTATTGTTATCAGAGGGATAAGATTGTGAATGTGGATGATGTTCGATGGAAAGCATGGTCGATTCGGTGGTGACACCTGTCGATGGTTCTTCAATAGCAAGAAATTCGTCATCTGGAGTAGTAACAATATAGTTGCAAGCTGTGATGAGAGTAGGTTCGTCCGTGTCAGGAATGTAATTGTAATGATTACGGATCGAATTTACGAGATCGACTAGGTTATCGACATTGATTCTCTTGCTCTTGGTGTAAACAACAGACGTGTGATACAAATCATTGAAAGGTATAGCGTCGAAGTCATATAGAGCGTGAGTATCGTGATGGGATGTTCCGCGAAGAAAAATCTTGATCGTACTTTTGAGGTGATTGATACGAGATTTGAGTTTACCCAACATACCGGGGTATGGTTCGTTATCGCGAATAAAATCGTAAATATTGTCGATCAACTTAGTGTTTTCACGGCGATAAGCGGCACACATGAGTATGATTGAATAGAAAATGCGATTAGCAAGGTGGCCATCGATGCGCCATGCAGTATTAATGACGGTGTCCTGTATGTCGAGACGGCTCGATATACCATTGGCATACTGTAGGACAACATTGTTGTCAAGTCGTTCGCATTTGAGGCATTGAGTGACAACTCGGTCATATATGTCACGTGGCACGATAAAATGCTTCAAGGCGCTTTGTTTAGCATAATCATCGTGGAGCCAATAGTCATAGATGTCAGGTATCTTGACGAAAATTGACATGTAAGAGGCGGGATTGCAACGTTCCGGAGCGTCAACAGTTGTCGGAACCTTTGTGAACCGAAGCTTTACTGACATACCAGCGGTACGTTCAGGTTCAACGACGATTGAAAACTCTTTGCCAGTGATAAGGGTGATAGTGGCCCATGTTTTCCAATTTTCGGTGTTGTGAATGTAAGAAAAATTAGTGTCGCAAAAAGACATATGAGAATTATCGCCGACAGTGCGATAGTTATAAAAAGCATAAGTGCCCGTATGCGCACGGGCGGTCGTGGCGTCTTCGCCATAAAATAATTCAAGAGGTATAAAAACAAATGCAACAAGGACATCGAGAGAATGCATGACAAAAGTGTCATAAACATCACTAGGTGTCATGTCGTAGATAGAATGTACAGCAAGAGCAAACTTGGCTTTGTATTTACAGCATTGTGAGCCAAGTGTGCAAAATGATGGTTGAAAACGGCGGCTGACAACGTCGGCAGCCATCTGGGAGAAAACACGTTGTTTAATGTCCGTAGACAGATTATCATTGCGTGGTGCAAGTTGGGAAGCATAACGGGCGCAATCACGAGCGGAATGAGCGAGTAAGCAACAATGTGAACCGCCCTTGTTGCCAAGGGTGCGAGTAATATTGCCACCTATGTCGATCCAGCGAGGATAACGATTAGCTTCTTCAATACCGTTAGCGTAGTCTATCCATAAAATAGACGCAGCAATTGGATGAGAACAATCACGTATATTGTTGTGAGCCATTTCAACGATACGATTAGGAAAAGAAGCACGTAATAATTTGAGTTGTGCATCGTTGAGATAATAAGGAACTTGTATGGCGTTAGCGTGATGTGTAGCGACATGGTTGGTCATAGAATCGTGATAGGGAGCAAGTACAGTGTCTTTCAAGTTAGTTGACAACTCGGCGAGACGTGGGTAGTACATGATGCGAATCACTAGCGTATAACTGAGCGTGTCGGATATATTGTAG